CTGTGCTCAAAGTGGCAATCTGCGTTGGTGCAGTGATCCTTCTATGCCTGAAGAATCGAACAACTGTCGCTTTTGAAGGTCCGAACAACCCGAAAGCCGATACTGTCTTCTATCATTAATCCCTCTACACGAATGCTTATGTTCGCTTCACCTATGAGAAGAGAGAAATCATTACCGGGGAACCGAACTCAGCAATACCCGGTCAGAAGAACGCTTAGCACTTACAGAAACTTTTGAATGACGTAAAGACGGTTGAGCACAAGCCTATCTGAAAAAAGTAGGTCACGGAAACGGGGTACGATGTCTACGAGAACGGGAAAAAGTTGAAAGAGTTTAGTTGGGACCACAAGTCGAAGAAGAATGAAGTCTTTGCATTCGTCAAGAGACATTTGGCCACTAAGTTAAGACCCGCCGACGGAGCTATGTAGTTGCTCTGAGCGATCTCCGTCGTCTTCTTTAACTCTATGATACAGAAGCTTGACCCCCTAGCCCTCCCGCCCTGGGTGCCTCCAGATGCCTGGATTGATGCAAAAGACACCTGGACGAAAGAGAAAAAGGAGAAGTACAAGAGAAACCTTAAGAGATAGATCACAGAACCGTGACTTGGGAACTTCAAGGGATCTTTTAAAATGATGGTTAAGAATGGAGAAATCTACCAGTCATCAGATCCACAAAATGACTCTTCCTGACCTTGAAATATCTTCAATCCAAGCACGAATTTCTGTGGTCTTCTGACGTATTTGCAAGACAGCATGATAAAAGACATCAAGTCCATCTTCCCAGAATTTAGCCACGGAGACAACTGTGAATCTTTGCAATCTAGGATTTAAACCCAGTTCAAGGGAGAAAACATGGATGACTTCTTTTCCGTGTCAATGGACGGGAGTGCTTTCGACTCAAATTAGCACATAGAAAACATTCGAGCTGTCGATTTCGTGTTCTATGAGGCTTACAAACCCCGACTTACGAAGCTTGTTGAATGACTTTTGCTCAATTTAGATTTGCCCGTTGCTAATGTTGACGATATTATGAAAGGACTAGATTATCAATTCACGAGTGAGTCTTTTGACGTTTTCACAAGTTTCGAAGGCCCTCATTCAGCTAGATCAAGAAAGGATTGGTGAGAAGACTTGTTAGGGTTTGAGCTAAAAGGCACGACTTATTCAGGCCATCCCACATGAACCACTCTTGGTAATACGTTGAGATCCATCTGTTACACTCGATCTCTACTCACGACGATGGGTATCCCTTATGATACTTAGAAGCTAGTTGTAGCAGGCGATGATGTCGTTTTCTGGATTCCGAAGGCAAAGAAAGCGGATTTAGACTTTCTCTTTTATAACTTTTTCTCTCCCAACACGGATGACAGTAACCCTCATGGCTTCGGGTAATGCGTGAAGAATTATACTGTCGGTGAGTGGCACGAGTTTGAATTTTGCTCAAAGTGGTCACTATATACAGGAGACAATTGGTATTTGACCAGAGATGCATCCAAACTTCTCTTTCAGAAGCAGGTCTATGTTAAAAACAATTAGCAAATACACAAAAACCCTGCTCTTCACGTAAAAGCTATTTGTGACCAGACTAAATCAGACTTGGATTTAGATTTGATATGGGTTTATCTTAACACTTGAATTGCCAAGTACGGAAGTAGCGAAGACAAAGTTAAATCAGCGTTTGATCACAATTGGCCCTGCGAGATCTGAGATATTGATAAACCTTTCGTTCAAGAGCTTATATTGACGAAGTGTGGACTTACCCCCTCCAAGATTCTCGACTTTTGCAAGCATTCCATAGCGGTAAAAGGCTCTCCTGCTTGTCAGGACGGCGAGTGAGATGAATAATTAAACCTATGGAATCCCAACCATAAAATCAAAATCAAAGTAAGAAAGAACGCAAAAGAAGAGAAAGAAAACAGAGACAGAAGGCAAGAGACAAGAAACCAGCTACAGCCCGCTAGCTCGACAGAGTAGAGCAAAAAGTTG